GCTGTCGCTGCTCAGGCGGCGACGACAGTGCGGGTGCTGCTCCAGAACTGACCAACCCTGGCCCCGCTCAGGCGGGGCCTCTGACTTTCTGACATGGCCAACCCCTGGGACAGGTTGCATCTGCGGATGTGGGAGGCCACATCCAGGCGGCTGGGCCGAGTGGTGGTTGAGTTCGGCGCGGTAAGCACCTTCGGCATGTTTGACCGGAAGACGGAGATCACGCTGGATGAACAGGTGCTGAGCCTGGAGAACGCCCTGACCATCAAAACCTCCGAGCTGGGCAGCCTGGCCTACGGCGACCAGGTGACCGTGGACGGCGGGCTGTACAAGGTGCGGCACGAGCCGATGCGGATGGCTGACGGGCTGCTGTCGATCGTGCTGCTGGAGAAGATTGAGGCCGTCTTTACGGTGTACTTGGAAGGCGTTTTTGAGGCCGGGGTGTTCGCATGACGCTGAATCTGACCCGGCGACTGGTCAAGGGCACGCCGCTTACGGCGGCGGAGCATGATGGCAACCTAGACAAGCTGGAGGATGGGATTGAGGCGGCTGGCACAGACCTGAGTTACACCGCCGCCACCCGGACGCTGGCGAGCTCCACAGGTGCTGATGTGGCGCTGCCCGTGGCAACCACCAGTGCGGCCGGCCTAATGGCCTCAGCCGACAAAGCAAAGCTTGACGGGATTGAGGCTGGCGCCCAGGAAAATGTGGGCACAGATCTGAGCTACACCGCCTCCAGCAGGCTGCTTGCCAGCAGCACAGGGGCGGATGTGACGCTGCCTCAAGCCACTACCACTCTGGCGGGCCTGCAGAGTGCTGCGGACAAGACCAAGCTCGACAGCATCGCGGTCGATTCAGCCACGCTGGTGCGCAAGTATGTGCGCAATAACTCCGGTGTTCTGATCCCGAAAGGCGCGGCGGTCTACCAGACCGGCAGCAGCGGCACCACCCTCACAGTGGCGCTGGCTGACGCGAGCACAGAGGCGACGACGTCACAGACGCTCGGCCTGGCGCAGGAAGAGATCGGAATCAACGCCAACGGATATGTCGTAGCAGTGGGCCTGCTGGACGGAATCAGCACCGCAACGCTCACTGAGGGGCAGATCGTTTGGCTGAGCGAAACTGCCGGTCAGCTAACGACCACCCGCCCAACCCAGCCGGCGCATGGCGTGGTGTGCGGCTACTGCGTGAAGCAGGCAGCCGGCGCCGCAGGGATCCTCTACGTCAAGGTGGACAACGGCCTTGAGCTGGCCGAGCTGCATGATGTGCTGCTGAGTGGCGCCACCACCGGGCAGGTGCTCCGGCTGGCATCAGATGGGCTGTGGAAAAATCAAAACTTGCCGGATGACGTGATCGTGATCCCGGTGGGCGATGAGTCCACGGCACTCACCACTGGCACCAACCAGATCAGATTCAGGATGCCATTTGCCGCCACGCTGCTGGCGGTGCGGGCCAATGTGAACACAGCGCCGACCGGCTCAACGCTGATCGTGGACGTGAACGAGGCAGGCGCCAGCGTGCTGGGCACGAAACTCAGCATCGACGCCAGCGAGCTAACCAGCACCACCGCGGCCAGCGCCGCGACGATCACAGATTCCAGCCTTGCGGACGACGCCGAAATCAGCATCGACATTGACCAGATCGGTAGCACGGTGGCCGGCGCGGGCCTCAAGGTTTCGCTGTTCGTGCGGAGGGTGTGATGCGAAGCCTCGTCCTGTTCGACACAGAGACCAGCCTGATCAGGGACTACCCTAGGGCGGATGATCAGCCGGTCGAGCAGCTCGACCCCCGCTACGCAGTGCTCCGGGTGGTGCGCGAGCCCGCCCCTGAGATCCTCCCCAGCCAGCAGGCCAGCCAGACGCGCACGGTGGACCTGGAGGCCGGCGAATGGCGCTGGGGCTGGAGCGTGATGGACCTGCCGCCCCCACCCCCACCAGAGCCAAACTACCGGGCGTTCTATGACGCCCTGCTGACCAGCCAGGTGTATGGCGCTGTGGTGGCCACGCCGGGGAAGTCTGGCGATCAGGCCGCCGCGATGACGGTGTTTCTCGGCGCGATCCAGGACTCCCTCAGTGGCCGCGAGAACCGCCCTGCACTGCAGCAGGCGATCTGGCTGCTGCTGGGGCAGCTCCAGTTGAGCGCCGAGGGGCTGGCTGAGCTGCTGGCGCTGATGGATGAGCACCGCCTGTCGGGCGTTTACTCGCTGTCGCCGGGGGTGAGCTGATGGCGATTATCTGGGTTGGGACGGGGAGGTTTAGCGCCTACATCGGCCCCGTTCAGGATTACATCGACCGGGTGGTGGCTGCTGATGTAGCAGCGGGCAACACGCTGGGCCTAGAGGTTGGCGTGCGTGACGCCTACGACGTGTTTATCCGCGACTCAATCAACGTCGGCGACCTGGGCACCAGCGGCGGCGTGCTGAGCCAAGCCAACAGCATCATCAAAGCCGCGCCGATCATGGCCGGCGCCCGCACACTGGCCGGTGCGCTGGTGCCATTGGTGGGGGCGGCGCCGACTCGGTTCGGCACTGAAGGCGGGTGGAATTACAATCGAAAAACGGGGACGGCGGGGAATGGGACGAATAACTACATCAATAGTGGGCGCAATAACATTGCTGATCCGCAAAACAGTAAACACGTTGCCGCGTATGTCAGCACGGTTGGCACCGGCAGTATTTTTAACTCTGGCACAGCCGGCACTACTGGAAGAACAGGTTTGGCGACTGATGGCTTTGCCAGTTGCAATAACGATGTGGGAACTTTTAATTCAGTACCCTTACCTGTTGTCGGCCTTCTAGGGGTTTCTAGATCCAGTTCGATTAACTACACTTGCAGAACAAACTTGTCTAATACTACGGTATTAGCTAATTCCGGCGCTCCTAATAACAGCAACATTCTATTTTATGCTCGACCAGGGACACCACCCGATTCTTACGCCACATCACGCCTAGCCTTCTACTCCATCGGCGAATCCCTCAACCTCGCCCTGCTTGACGCCCGCGTGACCGCTCTGATCAACGCCATCGCGGCGGCGATCCCATGACCACCACCAAACGCGAACAAATCCTCGCCCAAGTCGCCACCACCCTGGCGGCCACCAGCGGCGTGAGCGGGCGGGTGTATCGGAGCCGCCAAGAGGCTTTCAGCCGCAGTGAATCGCCGTCGGTGATCGTTGAGCCCGGCCCTGAGTCATCCGGTCCCGAGGCCGTCAGCACCTGCAAAATCGACCACACCCTGACGCTGGTGGTCGCCGTCTACGCTCGTGGCCTGATCCCTGACCAGGTGGCGGATCCCGTCGTGCAGTCCGTTCACAGCCTCCTAATGGCCGATCGCAGCCTAGGTGGGCTGGCGATGGACATCTGGCCCCTGAGCCGCAACCCGGAGTTCGATGCCGCCGATGGCGCCGCTGTGGTGGAGGTGCTGTCGTACCGGATCCGCTACCGCACCAGCGTGACGGATCTCAGCGTGGGCGCTCCATAGGCTGCAAGTACGGAACCTCACCCCTCCGCATGGCGCGATCCAAACCTGAGCCTGACCCCCGGCCGACCGATGGCGGCAGCTATCTGCTGGACGAGGCCACCGGCAAGTGGATCGACCAGGGCCACAAGCCCGCTGAGTGCGTGATGCCCACCCCTGCCCCCGCTCCGAGCAATGACGAAATCAACGCATAGGCGCCTTCTGCTGGCGGCAGTGGAGGCGAGCTACGGCACCTTCGAGACGGTCGCCGGCACCGATGCCCTGTTGGTGCAGAACCTGGACTGTCAGCCCCTCGACGCAGGCCTGATCGATCGCGAGCTGGTGCTGCCGTATTTCGGCAACCGGCCCAAGATCGTCGGCCAACGGGTGGGCACGGTCACCTTTGACGTGGAGCTGGCGGGATCGGGCACGGCCGGCACTGCCCCCCGCTGGGGCCGATTGCTGCGGGCCTGCGGGTTCGGCGAGACGGTGGTGGCCACCACCTCAGTGACCTACGCCCCGGCGATGACCGGGATCGTTGGCGTCAGCTTCGACTTCAACAACGACGGCAACCGCCACCGCCTGAGGGGCTGCCGTGGCAACGCCACCTTCAACCTGGCGGCCGGCGAGATTCCCAGGATCAGCTTCGAGTTTTTCGGTGAGTACGTGGCTGCCGCCACCGAGGCCCAACTGACCCCGACCTTCGCCAATCAGGCAACGCCGGTCATCGTCAACAACGCCAACACCACCGGCGTGAACATCCTGGGCCTGACCACAGCCTGCATGGAATCCTTCACCCTGAACCTGGGCAACGAGATCCCCCTCCGTCAGCTGGCGGGCTGCACGCAGCAGTACCCGATCACCAACCGCCTGCCCTCTGGCGAAGCGGTGATTGAGGCCCCGGTGATCGGCTCCGGTTCTGGCGAGAAGGACTACTTCGCCCAGGTGATCAGCCAGGCCACCGGCACCATCGCCTGGCAGCACGGCCAGACCGCAGGGAACATCGTGACCCTGAGCATGGGCCAGTGCAACATCGATTCCCCGACCTACGCAGACAGCGACGGGATTCAGATGCTCAACGTGCCCTACATGGCGCAGGCGACTGCAGCCAACAACGAGATGAGCCTGGTGCTCACCTGATTTCCTCCACCACTCACTGAACACCCATGTCCTTCGTTCTGAAGCAGTCGGCCAGCTACACCTGGCCGGTCCCCCTGCTAATCCCGGTTGATGGCGGCCGGCGCGAAAAGCACTCGTTCGATGCTGAGTTCAAGCGGCTGCCCCAGAGCCGAATCAACGAGATCGCCAAGCTGGCCCGGGCCACCGAACTGGGCCGCGCCGGTGATGATGAGCTCCTGGACGACAAGACCGCCGCACGGGAGATCCTGATCGGCTGGGCCGGCATCACTGACGACGCCGGCAAAGATGTGCCATTCTCTGAGGCTGCGCTGGATCAGCTGCTGGAGATCCCCACCATCGCCGGGCAGATCATCAAATCCTGGTATGGCTCGATGGAGGTGGCCAAGAAGGGAAACTGACCGGCGCCGTCGATCACTGGTGGCACGGTGACGGCGGCGCCAATGATGACCTGCTGGCGGACCTGAAGGCCTACGGCGCGGACGTGACCTGCCTGCCAGAGGTGGTGCAGAACCCGAAGCGCTTTGAGGTGTGGCCCGAGCACGAAGATGCCGTCCATCTGTTCCTGCAGTGCCAGACCCAGTGGCGTGTTGGCGGCTCCGGCGTGGTGGGCCTCGACTATGCCGTGGTG